TGTTGTTGATATACGCTTTCGTTCTCTCAACCCTGCGGTTGAACCGAAGTATATGGGTATGGTTGGTGCAGATACAAAGATGTATAACGTGTTAGATATTGAACGAGCAGGCGATTGGATTGGAGTATGCGAAGGTGAACTCGACACCCTTACTATGTCACGATGTGTTGGAATCCCATGCGTCGGAGTACCAGGAGCAAACTCTTGGAAGAAACACTACACCCGATTACTTGCTGACTTCGAACGCATCTTTGTTTTCGCAGACGGAGACGGACCAGGACGAGAGTTTGCAAACAGTTTGGCAAGAGAACTACCAGTCACTATCGTGGGATTCGGCGACGGGGAAGATGTTAATTCGGCATACACAAAGTACGGTGCGCATTTCATTAAAGAGAAGATGGGATTAACAAATGAAGAATGAGATTAATCCTTGTCCAGAATGTGGACAGCAGTTTGATAATGTGTTTGAAGCAACAGACCATCTTCTCGAAGATGATGAAGAGTTCGACCCAGCATTGGTGTTACCTAATGGCTATCGCCTTATGATTGGTTCGCTACTACGTTGTATGTATCGCTATGCAGAAGACCCAAAACAGATAAGAAGTATCACTCAGGATACGTATATGACTTTGTTTACAGCAGAGACACAGCCTGATGTAATACTCGATGTGATTGAAGATATGATTGTTGGCTCTAGCATGGTGGGAATTGATGACGAACTTAAACAACTACTCGAAGATGGAGAGTGAAGAGATATGGCAGATTATCCAATACGTATCAGGACTGGGATTGAAGATAGAGTCGTATCAGAAGCAAGACGGACAGCTAAAGATAACTTTAACAATCCCGCTCTTGCTCGAGAACTTCACCTCGAAACGCACCTAAGCAATACAGTCAAGGAACTATCTGACTTGTTGCTTAGCAAGCATAAGGACTATGGTCCTAAGAATATATCACAAGCACCTGGCGGTGCAATCAATGGCTTACGTGTACGTATGCATGATAAGTTAGCACGTATCAATAACTTGATAGACAGCGGTGCAAACCCTGAGCACGAATCACTTGAAGATTCCTTCAAGGATATGGCTAACTATGCAATCATTGGATTGCTAGTACTACGAAAGCAATGGGACAATGACTAACAAATCATCATTTGATTTAGACTTTGGTTACGGACGTAAGGGTGAGCAACTAGTAGATGAGTTGTTAACTGGCGGTCGTACTGTAGAGGTTAAGCGTGACCGCAAGTGGGCAAAGACTAACAACCTTTACATTGAGACTGAATGTTTCTTCAAGAAGATTGAGGACTGGGCCCCTTCAGGGCTAGGTGTAACTGAAGCAGCATACTGGGCATTTGTACTAGAAGAGAGCACATTGATTGTGCCAACAGATGCACTAAGATATGCAGTCAAAGAGTTTGGCAGAGAGATTACGTGTAACATTCCACCTAATCTAAGTAAAGGTTTCTTGATTACAGTAGATGATTTAATGTCCGCGACCCGACTCTACAAGAAAGCAAAGGCAGATGAACTGGCAACAAATTGAGCCATGGGAATACGTAATCACATCAGTAGCCTCTGAGTATCATCGCAAGTTTGACATGGTTGAACTTGAAGATATCAAGCAGAGTCTGTATGAGTGGTTTGCTAAGCACCCTAACAAGGTGGCTGAGTGGGAGAAGATAGGTAACAAGGATGCAAAGAACCTTATCTATCGTAGCCTACGTAATCATGCGTTAGATTATTGTCAGAAGTGGAAGGCAAAGAGTGTCGGCTACGACGTATCGGATTTGTATTACTATGAAGCAGATGTTGTAGAGGCACTGCTTCCTGCTGTGTTGCGTAACGAGTATGGTGTTACCCATAAGTTAAACTTAGGTAGACCAGGACGACCAAGTGCACCATCTGAGGGTGGCAATCTATCTGTCATGATGATGGAGATAGACTCCGCATATTGGAAGTTAAGTAAAGAGGATAGAAAGATACTCTTCTTCCGATATGCAGAGTCCATGGACTACAAAGAGATAAGTAATTACTTGTCTCTAGGTAGTGATGACGCAGCCCGCATGAGAGGTAACAGGGCTATCAAGCGACTGGTCAATAAACTTGGTGGATTCAAACCATTCTATGACGCTGACATTACGGAGACCACGGAAACAGAGCCATCAGAAGACTCGTTATACCAAGAATTAGGTACACCGCAAGAGTCAGAGCAGTAAAGAATGTTAATGATACAAGTAAGAGGGCGCGGAGTGTGGTGATACCACGCTCTCTACTTGTCATCAGGGTTGAACTCCCTGTCAAAGTCAATCTCTGAATCAAGCATCTCTTGTATCATACCTTCTAAGTCCAGCTCTGCTGGGTCAACATGTAATGCTTCCCCATTTACATTGTAGAACTCTTCAATCTCTTTCATGCTAGCGAACTGAAGTTCCTCAGACTGTGTATCACAGGCTGTGCAACCACCGCTCTCGCATACTTCACATACCATTTGCTATCCTCCTGTTGAATAGAATCCACTGCCATTAAACTTGACAGGCGGTGCACTATACACCCTAACCATTGGCTCGTTGCAACTATCACAGTAAGGTATGATTTCCTGTTCGGTCATACCTCGGCTGATTGTAATAGTACTTGAGTCACCTTCACATTTGTATTCATAACTAGCCATTTGTTTGCTCCTCTGTTGCCCACGGGTCAGAGACCCATGTTAAAATCTCATCACGTAAACTTTCCTGTAGTGCTCTTTGTAATTCTATGTCGTGCTGTCTATACTCTCTGTTTGCTACTAAGTGATGTAGAAACTCACTCATCTTCTGTCCCTTCAGGTGTAGGTGCAGTCGCTAGTGTACCACACTCAGCGCACTCCATGTCAAGGAAGTACATGCCAATCTCTCCGTCGTCATCAAAGATAGTCTTGAGATTCCAAATCTCACAACCACATGGGCATACCAATGTAGGTTCACCGCGTATGTCCATAGCCTGAGTGTAATCAGGACGCATCTCTGTTACATGCTTAGCCATTAGTAGTTACCATTCCTTTTCCAATGTGACCATGCATCGCATGGTGTGCCGTATCTATAATAAATGTAGTCAAGCCCACGCTCTATCTGACGTGGTGCTGGTGTATCAGGGTCAAGTCCCAACAGTTGCGGGATACCGCCTGCGTGCTTCCCCATAACGCGGACGGGATTAAATGCCTCAGGATTCCATGCGGATTCCTTACCCCACAATCTGTTGAGACAAGACCACTGATTATCTTGCCACTCGCTGAGTTTATCTCTAGCGTATGCCTTGCTATCTTCCTTACTCCAAGAGACTTGCACGCCTTTGTCTGTTGTGTCCGTGGCTGTCTTTGAGTTGTCGGTTAATAGGAAAGCTACTACTACGAGTAGCAAGAATGTTATTGACTTCATTGAATGGTTGCCCTTACTCTGTGTGCGAAGTTAATCATAGACCTGCGATTGTTCCATGTCAATGAAACATCTGCAAGTATGAGACGCTCACCTGGTAAAGTGCCACCCCAAATTCCATTGTCTAAGTTCTCTCTCTTCATGCCCTCAGCAAAGCAATCAGCCTTGGCTGGGCATGCGTTGCAGATAGATAGCGCAGTCTGTACGTTAGCGATACGCAGTTTGTATTCTGCACTATTCTCATTGACATAACCGCTCTCGCCGTCGCTGTCAATTGACTCGCTGAACCATAGGTCAGGGTTCTCATGACCTGTACATAGACCTTGCATACTCTATCCCCTATCTCTCTAGTGCTATCTCTGTCATCTCGTCGAATTCTTCGTCGAGTTCTTCTTCATCATCATACCCTAATGCTACGTCGTCGTCAAGTGGTGGCTCATAACTCATGTTTGTATTCCCTTCCTACTTCGTACTCGTTACAGATAGCCTCGACTGCCATGTCTAGGTCTCTGCGTATGCGTACCTTGTCGTCCTCAGTTAGGTGAGCAATTAACTCATCAGTTAATTCTGCTTTCCATAATGTGCTCATTGTCTATCCTCTCTTATGTGCTGTGTTTGTTCTGACCTGCAATCCATGCAGTAATACCTGTATTGTACATTACTGCTACGGCTTATGTCAAATACCCACCTATGCTCACAACCAATGGTGCTAAAGATAGCACGCACTAGCCCGTCAGTTGGTGAGTCCCACCATGCTTGGACATTTCGTATTACTTGTGGTACGTTGTAAACTAAATGACTGTAACATGCTGGTATAAATACTCTATGATAGAGTGGCACATACTGTTCAGGGAATACTGATGATGATTGACGCTCACGTTGAGCAACAACCTCATGTAGAAACTCTGCCATAGTATCTCCAATCTATAGTAATAGTGAGCAGTTTAATGTCATACTCAGGACATGTATTACGCTTCGAATACTACTTCTGTGTAGCCGTCGAGTCGCTCATGTGTAGTGATGAGACCCTTGCTACCAGTAAGGTGCTTGTATGTGCCGTTGCCTAGCGATACCCAAACCGACTTAGGCTTGAAGCGTGTCTGTGAAGGTAGTGCTTTCACAATAGTGCCACGCTTTGGGTAGTCACTTGATGTATCAATTGCGTTGTATGAAATCTCGTCTGCGATAATGCGTAGTTCCTCAGCGAGATGTAGAATTGTGTCGTTCATTTGTTACCTCTCTAGTATAGGAAATCGGCAAGGCTTCGTTTGCTTTGCCAATCTTTGTTCGGTGTGTAACATAGGCAGTCATCTATCATGATTGAACAATCAAAGCATGACTTGCACATGTTACAATAGTATGGGTTGTCTTGCAAATCCGTGGCAGACTCGCAGTAGGGGCAGACATCTAAGTCTAAGTCTACTGCGTAGTCCCACAGTTCGTCGTCTTGTTCTATGGACATAACCTTGGTAGGTGCGGAGTATGAGCTACGCTTGTGGCTTTGATTACTCCACCAAATACCTTCGTTGTCCCATGAACCAGCCGACTCATTGAGTAGATACATAGGTTGCTTGGCTGCTGGGTCACATGTAATGATAGCAATCTTGCTACCCTTAGCCCAAGTCTCAGCCATAATCCATACGTTATCATCATCAAGTGCGGACACGCCACCAATTCTAGGTAGTGTATCCTCAGCGAAGACACGCGTATCACTACGCTTGTCGGACTTGCCGATACTTATGTCAAGCACACCATTGTGTGCTAGGTAAGTACGCTCATCATTACCAACCTTGAAGGGGTGGCAATTCTGTTCGTTCTTAACACCATGCGTGGCGTATCGTGCATGCCACATGGCGTATCCGTCTGGGAATTGCTTGCGTAATTCCAAGAAGCGGGCAATAGATTTTTTAGCAGACATACTACGCTCTGAGATAATTCTATCGCCAGCGTGTATGGCAAAGCCAAATCCATGCGGATTACTACACGCACCAGCGTGTAAGTCCGCTTTGTTTGGTGTGGAGTTTGGCTCGCACACTACAAGTAAGCACATAGTATCATCTCCCTAAGCGTTAGCAACTATCTTGTTGTTAATGTCTACTGATTGTATCTTGTCCAACCTAGAGTATAGGTCGGGGTAGAGTCCATTGTTGGATACTACATAGTCAGCAAACCACTCCCAAGATAATGCGCCAAGTTTGACGTCATCTAGTCGTAGTTCCCTAGTGTATTCTACCATGGCTTGTGCTAAGTCTAGGGCACTTAACACGCCACTTGTTTTCATTGTGCCTCTGAAGAAGCGCAATTCTATGGTGTTCTTGTTCTGCGTATTGACCGCTGAATAGCGTTCGCTACTGTGTCGTTCGGGGTTGCCGACCTTGTGCTTGATTGAGAATACTGGTCGGTCGTACTCGTCAAAGGTATAGACATCATTGAACCTTGCGAACCGAGACTTGCGACCAGCAAACTTCATCATGTGCGGGGCGTTCTTGTACACAAAGGCTATGAACCTGTGCATGTGTGCGCCACTACTAAATCCGTCACGACTTAGGTGTATGTGTAAGCCACAGGTGTCTGTGTCCCACGACCTAGCCTCATAGTCCTTGCGTAGTGTCTCTATGGTATTCCATAGTAGCGCACTATTCTCTCGATACTGTTGGTGTGTATGTGGGTGAGTAACTATCTCGAACCCGCTACTAATACTTCCGTCATGCTTTAGGTACGCAGTACCTTGCAAAGCACTAGAGGCAAAGAGCGAGCCGTCATCTACGCGTCTCATCTCTGTCTCTAACTCGAAGCCGAGATACATCTTGTGCTTGCTAACACCCTTGAAGATAGGTGCTGGCTTGCATGAGTAGTCATGGATAGTACCGCTTGCGCGGAAGCCACGACAACACTTACCCTCTACACTATCAACCTCACGACACTCGCAAGGGTAGTCATTGTGGTAGGACTCGTCACAGTCATCACAATAGTAGCAGTTATCAGAATAGCATGACTCACAGTATGGTGTATCACCAACGTAGGTCGTACTCTCTGATGATGACTCACAGCAATTCTCGCAGTAGTAA